TGACCAAACAGTCTTATAATTTTCATAAGTTTTAACTTCAAATCCATTCTCATTTACTGATATAACTGGTTTTTGTAAAGTAATTCTGTGTCTTAATTCACTAATAATCAAGTAAAATCACCAACTTTCTTTTCTGTATGAAAAAAGAAGCCTTGTTACAAGTTCTATGATTTTCTTCATGTTGGCTTCATCTCTTTTTTCATACATATTTGAAACAATAAATAATATTGATTGCTTTACTGTTTCAGGTACTTTGTCAAATTCAGTTAGAGGAAACCGCAAGATTCCCTCACAAATTTCCTCTGCTGAATTAATCATATCAGTGATGAGTGTATCTTCATCACTATTATCGACTCTTAAATATTTTTTTGCTTCTTCAATTGATATTACCAATACACTCATCTCCAATCTATATAATTAAGCACCAATTTGTAGTACTTTTATAGCTTCTGGTAAAATTAATTTACCATCAACCCTCTGACTTGCTTTAAAGCCAATTTGTCCAGTAGTCGCAAATAGCTCATTTAACCTCTGGAATGACCTTCCTTGGCGGTCTGCGACCCAGTAAAACTTGAAGTCACCAAATGCCATAGCCTTTTTATTTGCTTCAATAGCTGGAACATAAGTTGATGTTTTTACAGGCCTATTTAAAATAGTATCAGGCTGGCCTGCTTGAATTGAAGGCTGCCATAAATACTGGCCTGTGTTATCCTTCAATTTCCTGATGGTTTTAACAGTAGAATCGTTCATTACAAACACAGCATTTTTTCTATATGGTGACCTTAATGAATAAAATAAATCCATTAAATCGTCAGATTTTATAGTTGCAGTAGTTGTAACTCCAATTTCTGCACCACCAGTAGTGTTAAATATACCAGTTGGTTTACCTTTTCCATCTCCTAAGAAGAAACTTTCTTCCTCTTTTGTTCCAATCCTTCTAGCAAATTCCTTTGCTATGTAACTTTCTAAGTTAAAGACAGAATCATTTAATAGTTCTTCTGAAATTTTAAGCATTGTAGCCAACTTATATGCTCCAATTGACACCTGACCAAAAGCATCATCCGATTCAGGAATAATTCCTTCCTCATCAACCCAGCTGGCTGAACCTTTAGAGGCGACCACAGGGATTTTTCTATCTCCAGATGATGTGTTTATTATATTTGCCATTTGTCTGAAGATATTTTCTTCTTCAAGAGACTCTATTAAGATTTTTTCAAACTCATCAGGTGCTAAATAGCCACCTTCACTGTCTTGTCCAACTTGAAGGGCATTTTGTACAATGTTTTTACTCCTCATAGCATTCCAGAAAGCTATATTATACTCATTAGAAGCTCTTCCTTCATTATCAAGTGTATTATTAGGAGTTGTCCTTATAATACTGGATGTAGGCCTTGATAGTTCAATATCTAAAGCTTCTTGTCTCTCAAGTCTTTCAACTTCCTTTCCAAGATTAACCACATCAGCTTCCATTTTTTCATAAGTTTCAGTATCTTCTGCTGAAAGAAGACCATTTTCATTTCTTTTTGCATCTAAAAAGGACTTCGCTTCATCCCAAAGCTTAGCCCTTTTTTCTCTTAATTCTAATATTTTACTCATATAATTTTCCTCCAATTTTTATTTTATTAGTTCTAATCGTTTTAATAGTTGTGAATATGGAATACCATATTCTGTATCATTTTTAATTTGTAACTTTTTAATTAAAGCATTTGTTACAGTTACTTTGTCAAACATAAAGCTGTCAGATGTTTCATTTTTCTTCTCAAACATAACCCCATCACAAAATCCTAGTTCAACTGCTTTTTTGGAATTAAACCAGGTTTCGTTATCCATCATTTGAGCAATTTTTATTCTGCTAAGTCCAGACTTAGCCTCATATGCATTTATTATGCTTTCTTTTACCTCAGATAACATATCAATGCCACTTTGTAAATCTGTAACTTCCCCAAATATTAACGTAGCTGGATTATGCACCATCATTAAAGAAACAGGAGACATTAATATTTCATCGCCTGCCATTGCAATTACAGAAGCAGCAGAGGCGGCTAGACCGTCAATTTTAACAGTAACTTTTCCTTTGTATTCCTTTAACATGTTATAAATGCTTGCAGCAGCAAAAACACATCCACCCGGTGAGTTTAACCAGACAGTAACATCACCTTCAAATTCTGTCAGTTCTGCTTTAAATTGTTTTGGTGTAATTTCATCGCCATACCAGCTTTCAGATGAGATATATCCATCAAAATATAATGTCCTTCCATTTTCATTATTAACAAAGTTCCAAAATTTCTTACTCATTAGATTCTCCTTTCTTGTATTTTTCTGTCCAAAAACCTGCTTCGGCCATATCAACGAAATTTCCATTAACCAAATATTTGTTACCACCTAAATTATCTGGTATAAGATTCATCTCTTCTAGCATTCTTATGTCATTAGCACTCATCACTCCATTCTGTCTCATTATTTGATAAAACGCAGCTCTTGAAGCAGCATCACCTCTTAATCTTGCTGTAAGATTAAATTTTATAAAATAGGTATTCCTTTTACTTATGCTAATTAAAGCCTTTTGCATTGATTGCTCAATTCTCGAAACCCATGGAACAATAGTATTATCAATAAAACTTATGCTCTGATGCTCAATGTTACTGAACGTAGCACGCTCTAAATCAGCGATAAGGTGAGGAGGCACTCTAAATATTCTACATATCTCCTCGATCTGGAACTTCCTTGTTTCTAAAAACTGTGCATCACCAGGTGGTATACTTAGTGTTTGTACTGTCATGCCTTCCTCAAGGATTGCTGTTTTAAAGGCATTACCACTTCCTTGATATACACTATTCCAGCTTTCTCTAAGTTTTGATGGGTCTTTGACTACTCCAGGATGTTGTAAAACTAAACTTGGTCTTGCATCATTTGCAAAGAATCGACTTCCATATTCTTCAGCAGCTAATGACATACCAACAGCTGACTTTGCCATTGCAATAGGTGAATAGCCCAAAATCCCATCAAAACCTAATCCTGGAATATGTAAAACTTCATCATTTCTTAGCTTATAAAGTACACCATCTTTGTTGTAAATATAATAAATATCACCCCTTTCATTTCTATCAACCTGCATTTTGTCAGGGAGCAGGGGATAAAGGCATAAAATATTATTTCTTCCATCCCTTATAATCTGGCTATATGAATTTCCCCATAATAAAAGATGGGTCATTATGGTCTCCCTGAACACAAACGACGTCATCTCTAAATTTGGACAATCATGTAATAAATAATATAGGTTATGTTCAATTGCTTTAACTTTACCGTTTTCAGTTCTTTTATATACATGAAGGGGAAGAGAAGCTATGGTTTCAGCTAATACCCTTATACATGCATACACAGAACTGGTCTGCATAGCTGTTTTCTCATTTACAACTTTTCCACTTGGAGTACTTCCAAAGAAAAAGCTGCTCCAGAAGCTGTTTTTTGGACTAGCTCTTGGATTAAATATCCTTGATAATATTGGTATTTTCAATTTTGTTCCTCCTTAAAAATTGGCATTAAAAAACCGCCCTCTAGTTTAGGCGCTCTTATATAAATATATAATTATTAACTTAGCAATATACTTTTAAACATATTTGTTTCACTTTCAACTTTTTTATAATCTTCTTTCGAAAGTAACTTTCTCTCATTTAGTAATGTTATTATTCTCCCTTCTGGAACAGCCTCATGCATTTCAGTAGTAGAAATAATCATCTGTGAATCTTCTGGTTGTTTTTTCATTATAAAGTCCCAAATTAAACCTATCTTACTTTTTGCTGGTTCCTGTTGAAATATTGCATCTAATACAATTGGACTAACTACCGATTTTGAATATTTTAATGCAATTTCATTTAATGCAAAAACCTGAGCCAAAATAGCTGTTGGAGCATCATTTCCCCCACATTTTAATGTACTACTAAACTTATTAATATTATTTAAATCTATATCCTTAACATCTAAAAAAAGTAAATTATCCTTAAGAATAGAAATGTATT